CTCTTTCTTTTGTCACCGAACAAATTTTGTCAGTTACGGGGTTTGAAGGGACAGCGGAACTTGGCAATATTTTTGTTATCGCTGGGCACACTCAGGTCGTAACGGGCCTTGAAGCAACTAGCGAACTGGGCGATGTAGCCGTCTTTACTGATCAGGTTCTGGTTGTAACCGGACTTGAGGCGACCGGCGCAGTTGGTACGGTATCGCTCGTTACAGATCAGGTTCTGGACGTTACAGGACTTGAAGGTACAAGCGAACTTGGAATTGCAACTCAAAATTCTATTTACCCTGTTGCAGGGGTAGGTGGGACTGGACAAGTTGGGACGGTTCAGGTACGGATAGATAGAATAGTCATCGTGACCGGCGTATCTGCAACGGGTAATATTGGTTCCCAATCGCCAGCAGTGAATGTGTGGAGTTTGATTAATACAGATCAGAACGCGAACTGGACACAAATCGCGGCGTGAGGTAACTAAAAATGCCGTCTACATTTTCAACAAATTTGGCCCTTGAACTCCTCGCTACAGGCGAAGGAGCAGGTACGTGGGGTGATACCACTAATACCAATTTGGGAACCCTGCTTGAGCAGGCCATTTCTGGTTATGTCACTCAGGCCGTATCTACCGGTAATGACACGACCATCACCATCCCGAACGGTGCGACCGGTGTCGCCCGTAATATGTACATTGAGTTGACAGGAACCGGTGGAGCCAGTACCAACCTGATCGTTCCTGCTAACAAGAAACTCTACTTCATCTTTAACAACGCCTCTGGTGCGGTGACGGTAAAAGTTTCTGGTCAAACGGGCGTTTCTGTCGCAGCCGGTACTAAGGTGATCTTGGTATCAAACGGCACCGATATTGTTGAAGCTACAAGTTATCTTACGGCGGTCGGTAACAGTCTTAACCTGACTACGCTAACGGCGACTTCGGCCAACATCACGACGCTGACTGGTACGAATTTCTCTGCTACAAGTCTGACGTTGACCAACGCGCTGAAAATCGCGGAAGGTGGTACTGGGCTTGATACTACGCCGACCAACGGCCAGCTTTTGATTGGTAACGGAACCGGGTTCGCACTGTCTACATTGACGGCAGGCGACGGAATTTCAGTTACTAATAATGCGGGTAGTATTACGATTGCAACGAGTGGCGGTGGTCTTCCGACTGTTACTGTAACGGCATCCACTGCGATTACAGCGGCGGTTAATTTTCACTATGTTTTGACTGCTGCAACAACTGCTACTGTGACGCTTCCGGCTTCGCCGACGATTAGTGACACGATCTACGTTACGGTAGCTAACGGGTTAACAACAAACGTCGTAGCTCGTAACGGCCAAAACATTCAAGGCCTTGCTGAAGACATGACAATCGACAATCCATACGGATCAGCGCAACTGCGCTTTTCAGACGCAACTGAAGGATGGGTAATGGCATGAGTTACTTTTCACAATTTACAAATCGCCCTTCAACTCCTAACCGACTCGCGGCGTTTAGTTCATCTGGTAATTGGGTATCTCCTAGTGCTGGTTGGGTAACTATCGCGGTTGTTGGTGCTGGTGGTTCTGGTGCCGCCGGTTCTAATAACGCTTCTAACGACAGGGCGGGAGGAGGGGGTGCTGGAGGGTTTTGCGTGAAAACTTTTTACACTCCGGCTGGAGCGACATACGCTATCACGATAGGTGCTGGTGGTGCACAAAGTACAGCAACTAACAATAATGTTAATGGCTCTTCCGGCGGTATCACAACCGTAAACGGAGTTTTGTGTAGCTTAGTTTGCAACTCAGGTGCTGGTGGTGTTAACGATAACTCCGTTATTACCCCCGCTGTTGGTGGTAACGCTACCGGCGGTGATATCAATTATACTGGTGGTGCTGGTGGCGGTTCTAACGCCACAAATAACGTGACTGGTACTGCGGCCCTAGGTGGGGGAGCGGTAAACGTACTAGGAATTACTGCCAATGGGGGCAACTCAAACATCACGAACCAAATTGGGTTCATGGCTTCTGGTGGCGGTGGTGTTGGAGGTTCCGGCGGCGAAATTGTTACCGCTAATACATGTTCAAGCGGCGGTGGTAGCGGCGGCCCCGGTCTTGACGGTTCTCTAACTTTGAATCAAGGTAATCTTTTTGTTGTTGGCGGGGCGGGTAGTCCTGCGACCGCTAGTGGTGCTCCTTTTTTAAGTTTCAATGCGCCCGGCGGTTATGGCGTAAGTGCAGTGGCCCGGATTGACGCGGCTGCAGTTTACGGTTCCAAAGTTGACGCAGGTGTTGGCGGCGGCGGCGGCGGTTGTAGGCAACCGGTTTCGGCCTCAATAACCGGCGGTACTTCGGCTGGATTCGGTGGTGGAGGCGGTCAATGCGGTCCTGGTATAGGCTCAGTGTGGGCAATCGGAGGAAGATCTATGCTTGGTGGTGGCGGCGGTGCGGCTACTGTCGGAACCAATGCGGCGATTGGCGGCATCGGCGGTCAAGGTGCAGTTTACATCGGCTTTTACGGGAATTAATTGTTATGAGATATGAAATCCTCGACGAAGCTGGGAATGTCGTAAACATTATCTTGGCTGAAAAATGGTTTGTCGATAGATACCACCCCGGTAAATATCGCGAAGTAGTCGATATCATAATTCTAGACAAACCGCCGGTCATTCACCCCGCTATCACTAAATTAGCGATGATTTTGCGCTTTACGGAAGGCGAGTACATGGAAGCTCTCCGCATGGCTAAAACCGACGTTGAGGTAGAGATGTGGATGGATTACCTCCACGCCTCACAGATGGTTGACTTGGTGGCCGAGCGCGTGAAGAAAGGTGTTAATACTCTCGTTAGTAAGGGGGTGATCACGTCTTCCCGTGGTGACGCGATACTCAATGATCCGGTGCAGGATAACGAGAGACCGTGAGGTAACTCAACATGATGACAATGATCTCAACCTTCCTGTCTTTCCTCGCAGGGGGGTTACCCAAGATTCTGCAAATCTTTCAAGATCGGCAGGACAAGAAGCATGAGTTGGCCTTGGTCGCTGCTCAGAAAGAGCGTGAGTTGGCTTTGGCTGAGCGCGGCTTTATTGCTCAGGCACGGGTAGAAGAGATCAAGCTGGAGCAAGTGCAGACTCAAACCGCACTTGAAGAACGTCAGGCTCTATACCAGCATGACATGGAGATTGGCAAAGGTGCGTCCCAGTGGATGATCAATCTTCGCGCCAGTGTCCGTCCGGTCGTGACGTATATCTTCGTGCTGGAGTTGGTCGCGCTCAACATCGCAGGTGTCTGGTACGCCTATACGACGGGAATCCCGTTTGCGATTGCGATGGAGAATGTGTTCTCGGATGACGAGATGCTGATCCTGTCCTCAATTATCGCGTTCTGGTTTGGGACACAGGCTTTTGGCAAGAAGTGAAAGTCAGCCCTGCTGCCATCCAGATGATCAAGCACCACGAAGGGGTGAGGACTAAGCCTTACCGCTGCCCGGCGCTTTTGTGGACGGTGGGTGTGGGCCACGTGATTGATCCAAAACACACCGCTACCCCATTTAATGAACGCAAAGATCTATCGATACCCGCAGGCTGGGACCGGGTTCTCACGATGGACGAGGTGGATCGGATACTTGCTCAAGACCTTGGCCGGTTTGAGCGTGGTGTGGTTCGACTTTGCCCTGCTGCTGTTGGCAATCAGGGAGTCTTTGATGCTCTCGTATCTTTTGCCTTCAACGTGGGCCTCGGCAATCTCCAGCGTTCTTCCCTTCGGATGAAGACCAACCGAGGTGAGTTGGAAGAGGCGGCTGACGAGTTCCTGAAATGGACGAAGGCTGGTGGTAAAGTACTGCCGGGATTGGTAAAAAGGCGCAACGACGAACGGGCGTTGTACCTGTCAGGGGTTGTCTAATGCCACTTCAGAGAGTTGATTTCAGGCCCGGCGTCAATCGAGAAACCACTAACTACGCTGGTGAGGGCGGGTTTTTCGTCGTAGACAAGGTGCGGTTCCGTGGTGGCTACGCCCAAAAGATCGGCGGCTGGGTCAACATCACTAATAATGCTAATACCTATAACGGCGTAGCCCGGTCGCTGTGGAACTACTCGACTCTGGAAGGACTTAACCTTTTAAGCGTAGGCACCAACCAGAAATTCTACGTTGAGCTTGGCGGCGTTTATCACGACATCACCCCCCTTGCTTTTTCGGGAACGCTTTCTAGCGACCCGATCCGTACCACTGCCGGAAGCAAGCTCGTCAACATTACATCGACGGGACACGGCGTATCACTGGGTACGTTTGTCAGTTTCTCTGGCGCAACCGCTGTCGGCAGTTTGACTATTAACGGAGAGTACGAGGTTGTCTCGGTTTCGAGTGCGAACTCGTTTGTTATTGCAAGCCCAACGCCTGCCGGGTCAACTGCTACAGGCGGCGGCTCTCTTGTTATTGGACAGTACGATATTGATGCCGGTACTGCGGTCTACACGACTTCGGTTGGTTGGGGCGGCCCTCCGTGGGGTTCTGGTACTTGGGGTTCTAGTACTCCAGCAGGTGTACCGCTTCGCCTTTGGTCGCAGTTTAACTACGGCAACGACCTGATTTTTGCTGAAAACAACGGCGCTATTTACTACTGGACTAAAGACACTTCTACATGGTCAAGAGCAACGACTCTTGAGGCTAAAGCAAATTCTGTAGAAAAAACGGCTACGACGGCAGCTTACGCTTCGGGGTCTATTACCGTAGTTGTTGCAGATGCAACCGGAATTAATACGGGTGCGGTTGTCTCCGGTAGTGGTATCCCGTCTGGCACTTATGTTCTGGCTACGTGGGACGGCAGTACTTCGGTAACACTTTCTACGGCTACAACGGCTTCTGCTACAGCGTCTTTGCTGTCTTTTAGTTATTCGGGCCGACACGTACCGAACGAAACGGCGTTGATCCTCGACTCCCCGGTTGACGATTTCACCGTATGTATGGGGGCTAACCCGTACGATCCGACTAACTTTGATACCGCATTTGATCCGCTCGTTGTTCGTTGGTCAGATGCCGATAACCCGTACGAGTGGGTGCCTGAAGTTACGAACCAGTCAGGTGAACAACGTCTGGCTAATGGCTCTAAGATCGTAGCGGCTACGACAGCGCGTCAAGAAATTGTCGTTTGGACAGACACGGCTGTGTACTCCATGCAGTACCTCGGGCCTCCGTTTGTCTTCGGCTTTACGCTGCTTGATCAAGACATTTCTATCGCATCGCAGAACGCGGTCATTAACGTCAACAACGCCGTGTATTGGATGGGACTGGATAAGTTCTTCGTATACGACGGTCGCGTAAACACACTGCCTTGCACGATCCGACAGCATATATTTAGTACGCTAAATAAAGATCAAATCGCGCAAGTCACTTGCGGTAACAACGAAGCGTTCAGTGAAGTCTGGTGGTTTTATCCAAGTACGGGTAGCAATCGAAATGACACGGTAGTGATTTTTAACTACCTTGAAAACGTCTGGTCGTACGGTAGTTTGGGGCGAAATGCGTTCTCTCCGCAGTCCATCCGTGACTATCCGTTGCTGGCAAACAGTATCCAAGTGTCTTACACGACGGCGGATATCACAGCTTCAGATACCAGCATTACTTTGCTGAACGCCTCTTCATATCCCAGTGCCGGGACTATCTTTATTGACTCTGAGCAGATTACGTACACCGGGGTCACGAATAACACCGTTCTGACTGGGTGCGTGCGAGGCGTAAACGGAACGGTGGCTGCGTCTCATACGGCTTACACGCCGGTCACGATGTCCTATCCGAATCAGGTTCTTTACCACGAAGTCGGTTGGGATGATGTCTCAACGGGCAGCGCGCAGCCGATCAGTTGCTTCATTGAGTCGTCAGACTTTGACATCGGTGACGGACACAACTTTGGCTTTGTGTCACGTATCATTCCGGACATTAAGTTCTTGGGATCATCGACCACGACTCCCTCTGTCAATATTTCTATCTACCCGCGCAACTATCCCGGTGCCGCATACGGCACACCCGACATAGAAACAGTGCAGGCTACGGCTGTATTGCCGTACGAGATTTACACCGAGCAGTTGTTTACGCGAGTTCGGGGTAGGCAGATGGCGGTGCGTGTCGGGTCATCGGACCTTGGCGTGTCGTGGCAGATGGGTGCGCTGCGTCTTGATATCAGGCCGGACGGTCGTCGGTAATGACCGTACCTCGTGGTGTAGTTCCGCCGAGTATTCCAGTCGCACTTAGACAGTACGACCAGCGTGGCATGGAGCAGACTAATAATGTTCTGCGCCTCTTCTTTAATCAAATTGCCAACCGGATCAACTCGCCTACTGCACATGCTTCGTACTTTGACACCACGACGCAGACGAATCCGGTAGCTGATACAGTCAATTTGTTTACGTACAACTCGGTCGTTTCTGAGTTTCAGGTTGTTCGCGGTACGCCGACTTCCAAGATCTACGTAAACAACACAGGCGTATACAACTTTCAGTTTTCTGCCCAGTTAGACAAGACGGGCGGTTCGGCTAGTGCGGTCTACATTTGGCCCCGGATCAACGGAGTCAATCTGCCGGACTCGGCTACCAAGATTGTCATTGACGGCCCCAACAACGAGATCGTAGCGGCTTGGAACTTTGTGCTGGTGCTAGAAGCCAACGACTACTTTGAGTTGGCTTGGGAGTCTTCAGATACCAACGTAGTCATCCCATACGTGACAGCAAGTGGGAATATTCCAGCTATCCCGTCCATCATTCTGACCGTCACTTGGGTGTCGAATTACGAGGCTAACCGGTGATACCATTTAAGAAACCTTACCCCACGGGGGGATTATGAATAGCAAATATCCTGCGGCGGGGCTTGCGTCCCTTGTAGCCGCTCAAGGCCGTGGTGAGGACAAAACCCTCGTCCACATGACCCCTGAAGAGGTTCGCAACCTCCAAGCGATTGCTCGCGCACAAGGCATCGAAATGCCGATTAACCCTACTACGGGTTTGCCCGAAGCAGGCTGGCTATCCGATCTACTAAAAAGCATCGGCAGGGGCGTCACTACTGTTGGGCGAACTATCCTTCAAAACCCGCAAACCACGGCTCTCTTAGCCGGTACCGCCTATGGCGCTATCAAGGGCGACCTGCAAAAGGGTCTCGAAGCGGGCATGAAAGCCTACGCCGGGACTAAGTTACTTGGTGGTATTCAGGCAGGGATGCAGCAAGGCAGGAAGATTCCGGGTATTGCGGGTCCTGCCGGGTACAAAGAGGCTCCACGTGGAGCAGAGGACTTTGGCGAAGTTGCGCCGGGCTTGCTTGATGTTAAGCCTACGGTTGAGGCTCCGCTTGGTAAAAGTCCTGCCACAGGTGGTCTTGATGCACTTCTAGGTCGAGTACTGGGCGGCGGTCAGACGGGTACTGCACAGCAAGGGCAGGCTCAGCAAGGGCTGTATCGTTCGGGCGATCCAATCATGGACGCCATCATGCTCTATGCCACTAAGAAGGCTGAGCAGAAGCTTACGGGGCAGCGTCCGGGTATTCCGACTCCGGAGCCGGTGCAGTACCGCAACGTGCAGTTTAATCGTGGGCAGGTTAATCCGCTGTTCTTTACTCAGCCGGGTCAGCCGTACTTTATCGGCGGTGGTTACACTGACCAAGGTACTACGACACAGTATCCTGACTACACTCGACCGGCGACTACGACTCCGCAGCCGGGACAGACGACTGCACAAAATCAACCTCAACCGGGGCAGCCACCGCCTAGATATCAGCAGCCTCCACCTCAACCAGAACGGCGTTTTGGCTTGCAGATGGCCTCGGGCGGCATCGCGTCTGTAAAGAAGTTCGCAGAAGGCGGCGTCTCGGAGACGGCGAGTAATTTACAAGAGGAAACTGAAGAAGAAAGGAGGCGGAAATATTTCGAGAATCTCCGCCCTTTCGCTCCCGCCCTGTCTGATTACTATCGCACTGGTGCTATTAGCACCGGTTCAGAACAGGGCGACAATTTAAACCGCGATCCGCTTACTCGTCTGCCTCAAGTACCGCCGGGTGGTGTAGCTAACCCGGAGCTTGCAGATTGGTATCGTTCACTTCTTGTACCCCCCACAGGCCGTGCTCCGGTCGAAATGGGGGATTATTTCACAACTACGCCTATACGAGGCGTGACCGATTACGGTTCTATACCACCTCCACCTCCACCTCCGCCACCTCCGCCACCGCCTCCGCCCCCACCTCCACCGCCCAAAACCTGTCAAGAAGGTTTTGTATACATTGCTTCTCGTATTCTTTTGGGGTTAGACCCGTGTGTTCCAGAATGTCCTCAAGGGACTGAACCAGACGAGATAGGCAACTGTAGACCCGTTGTACAAAAGTGCCCGGATGGATCAGACCCACATCCACAATACGGGTGTGATTACAAACCGCTTACCTGCGAAGATCTTGGGTACCCCAAAGAATATGTCCGGAATGCAGCCGGCGAGTGTGTGCCCCCGGATGAGCCTCCGCCTCCGCCCCCACCTCCGAGAGAGCCGACTTGCGAAGAGTTAGGCTATCCGT